TGGGTTTTCTGCTTTTGACACCTTTTCAAGATTGTTCATGATTTTTTTAGCTAAATCCTTACCCGTTACGTCCATTTTTTTCAATACTAAAGGTAACAAATCTTCTTCGATATGCACATTGAATTTACTTCTGGAAGATGTAAGTGGAACTACCGTTAATATTGGATTTTTATTTGAATCGTGATTATTAAGTACCATACAAAAATGGTTTCCAGAAAACTCTCTGCCAACATTAACACCTAACTTTACATAAATTATAGTGCCTTTTTTATATCTGGTGTAACTTTTGTTTTCTTTTAACAATCTAACTTCATCCAATAAAAACTCTGAATATTCAAGACACCATGAATTCATATATTTAAATTTGTAAATCTCGCTATTTTGAATCTTTTTAAAATTATTAACTGCTGTTTCTAAAGGTGCGTTCTCTTCCATCCCTCATCCTCCTCACGCCACATAGGCGCTATTAATCAAAAATACGATAGTTATAAATAACTTTGCCTATCACTTCGATTTCATCAATAGAATCTAAATCGTAAGAATTAGTTTTAAATTCATCTGAATAGCTTGCTGGGTCTAAATGTAGTTTTGTTTCAGTACGTCTCACACGCTTAACTGTATATTCACCACCTAGACGTAATACAAGGATGTCATTGCTGTTAAGTTTATGATCACAAGACTTTCTATAATCATGGACAATTATATAAGAACCGTTAGCGAGTATTTTATTCATGCTATCTCCGTTTATTTTTAGTGCTATACATTCGCTAGGTTTACGACCGTTAAAAGCAAATGGTGGAACTTTTAATTTTTCATTATCAATTGCAACTTCCTCGAAATTTCCAGCAGAAACTTTACCGAAATATGGAACCTCGATTTCGCTATCAAATTCTGGTAAAACAATTTCTTCAATTTCTCCTAAGAGATAACCTTTAGAAACATTGAACAAACTTGAAATTTTTTCGACCATACCCATTCTAGGTTCAGTTCTTCCACTTTCCCACATTCTTATAGTACCTTCGGAAACATCTAATTTTTTAGCCATCTCAACTTTAGACAATCTATTGTTCAATCTGATTTCTTTTATGGAATTTTTGAAAGCCATTTTGTTTCCCTTCCTTATATATAATGTTTTTACACTTTTATTATACTATGAAAAATCGTAATTGCAACCCTTAAAATACGATTTAACAAAATAAAAATACGTAATTTTTAAAAATAATTACGAAAAATACTTGCAATCGTATTCTAATTACGATATACTTTGATCAGAACTTAACAAGGAGGTAAAAAAATGAACTACATCAAACATAGTTTGAAATTAGATGAATGGCGAAAACGAAAAGGTTACACCCAGTCATCTTTCGCAGAAAAACTTGGCATTTCACCGTCTACTTATAACATTTGGGAAAACAACCCAGAAATGATTAAACCTAGAGATGCTTTTAGAATTGCTAAGACATTAGATATCTCTATTGATGAGATTATTTTTTTAAAAGATGAATCGTATTTTAAATACGTTTTAGTCGAAGAAAAACAAACATCTTAATAGGAGGAAAACAAATGCAAGACTTAAAAAAGATTCATGAAATAGCAGTAAAAATCATCGAACTAGCAGAAAAAGAAAAATGGAGCGAAGAGGAATTACTAACGACAATAGACCTCTTACATCTCCAAAATAAAAACTATTTACCAGAGTTACCTAGTTTAGATACTACGTTATAGAAATGTTGATACATTTTTTCTGTGTTTTCAGCAGTGGTATGCGAATGATGTGTATTATTACTACTCGCTCGCACATTTAAATGTTCTAAGTAACTTTTAGTTAATTCTAAAGCTATTTCTTTATCAGACATACTTATCACCTCCTTAGGTTGATAACAACATTATACACGAAAGGAGCATAAATATTATGCAAGCATTACAAACATTTTGTTTCCAATAAAAAAACACATGCTTTGTCGTGGAAAGCATGTGCTACGGAAATTTTGTTTGATTCTAGTCGCCACGACTAACAGCTCAAGTTTTGCTGGTATCGTCCCCAGCCCTGTAATGAGCTTAGGTGTTCAATCAAAGTCTAGCGTCCTATAAGTTACTACCTTACAGTACGCATACCTTTTTAACGCCTCAGTTGGCGATGGAGCACAACAAACGATGCTCTGAATTTAGATTTACTTATCTATAGAACCACAGGGTGATTTAAAACCTCGCATAAGCAAGGCCATCACCTCCCAGTTTATGTGGGGTTGAGATAAGTATATAACGAAATTCCGTTACAAGCAATAAGGAGTGTTAAGATGCTGAACTTAAAAGAATTGAGAGAAGAAAAGGGGATAACACGCTATCAACTAGCGAAGCTAACAGAATTACAAAACTCGACAATTCGATCTATCGAAACAGAAGTTAAAAACCCCGGTTTCCTCACAGTAAAAAAAATATGCGATGCACTACAAATTGATATCGCTAATGTAAAGGAGAAATAAAATGCAAGCATTACAAACAAAATCGAACATCGGAGAAATGTTCAACATACAAGAAAAAGAAAATGGAGAAATCGCAATAAGTGGTCGAGAACTTCATCAAGCATTAGAAGTTAAGACGGCATATAAAGATTGGTTTCCAAGAATGCTTAAATACGGATTTGAAGAAAATACAGATTACACAGCTATCGCTCAAAAAAGAGCAACAGCTCAAGGCAATATGACTCACTATATTGACCACGCACTAACACTAGACACTGCAAAAGAAATCGCAATGATTCAACGTAGTGAACCCGGTAAACGTGCAAGACAATATTTCATCCAAGTTGAAAAAGCATGGAACAGCCCAGAAATGATTATGCAACGTGCTTTAAAAATTGCTAACAACACAATCAATCAATTAGAAACAAAGATTGAACGTGATAAACCAAAAATTGTATTTGCAGATGCAGTAGCTACTACTAAGACATCAATTTTAGTTGGAGAGTTAGCAAAGATCATTAAACAAAACGGTATAAACATCGGGCAACGCAGATTGTTTGAGTGGTTACGTCAAAACGGATTCCTTATTAAACGCAAGGGTGTGGATTATAACATGCCTACACAGTATTCAATGGAACGTGAGTTATTCGAAATTAAAGAAACATCAATCACACATTCGGACGGTCACACATCAATTAGTAAGACGCCAAAAGTAACAGGCAAAGGACAACAATACTTTGTTAATAAGTTTTTAGGAGAAAAACAAACATCTTAATAGGAGGAACGAACAATGCAAGCTCAAAACAAAAAAGTCATCTATTACTACTATGACGAAGAATGTAATAGACGACCCGTTAATATTCAATACAACGATGGCTACGACTTAATGATAGACCAGCGTTTTATTGAAATGACGCTTGAAAGACATCCGCATTTAAAAAATAACTTTTATGGATTAATAGATGGAAAAGAATTTAAGTTAGATTAAATTTTTGTGTTAGATAATTAAAAGCTAATTTGCTTAGCAATGTTACGGACATACTAGTGGTTTTGTTTGCGACTTTTTTAACTTCTTTCCAAGTGTGATTGTCTCGGATATTATCTAAAAATTCATGCCCTGACCAAGTTATATCGTTAATTGTATAACCATAAATATGTCCATCTTCCCAACCGAATTTAACACTAACATACTTTGCTTCTTCCAGTTTTAATAATGCATACATTACAGTTTCAAAATCATATTTTCCAAATACAACATTATCTTTGAAATTGTATTCGGTGAGCGGTTCACCAATCTTTTTATTAGTTTCAATTTCTAACAAAAGATGTCTAACACAATCATGATCTAATTTCATACTTATCACTACCTTAGGTTGATAACAACATTATACACGAAAGGAAAGATAGAAATGCCACATATTTTAAACGTAACAGTTCCAATACCTGAAACACACGTGCTTATCACAAAAGATGAATATGAAGAGTTAATAGCTTACTCATTAGACCCTGTATGGAACATGAGCGACTTAAAGAAGAAATTAAAAATTGCATCTGATGAAACAATCAAAGACAGGTTATTATTTCACCCTAGACTCGAAAAAGAGTTAAGAGCACAAGGTATCGTACATTATCCTGATGAGAATTTTAATCGTTGGAGGTTTAACGCAAGAAGGATGCATAAGTTTGTAGATGAACATTTTAATGAGATTTACAAAGGAGGGCACAACAAATGAGTAAAACTTATAAAAGCTACCTAGTAGCAGTACTATGCTTCACAGTCTTAGCGATTGTACTTATGCCGTTTCTATACTTCACTACAGCATGGTCAATTGCAGGATTCGCAAGTATCGCAACATTCATATTCTATAAGGAATACTTTTATGAAGAATAAAAAAACTGCTACTTGCGCCAACAAGTAACAGAGACAAACGATTAGCAAAATTAATTCACGTTCAATATAAAACGAAAAACGGAGGAAGTCAAGATGTATTACGAAATAGGCGAAATCATACGCAAAAATATTCATGTTAACGGATTCGATTTTAAGCTATTCATTTTAAAAGGTCATATGGGCATATCAATACAAGTTAAAGA